GGGCGCACAATATTATCCATGTAGCGAGATACTGTCTCGCCCCATGTCTCCCTGCGGCCTTCTTCTTCAAGCCACCGTGCATAGCGGCTGGTTGCTATGAATGTCTGATAGTCTGTTGGTAAATAGTTGTCAGTCATACTAAATCTTTCAAATCGGGTTTTTTATAATTTGGCCCCTTCAAGACTTTTCCTTGAGGGTTTTTAATAGGTTTACCGTCTAAGCCTAATTTGCTCATGTTGGATCGGTGTACGCGGCGAACTGCTTTGTCTAAATCCCAACCAAAGGTGACGGCAAACCCGCCACAAGTGATCATTATGTCAGCTAACTCTTTGAGCATATTTTCGGCATTATTAGAGGCCTTAAATTCTTCAAAAGCCTCTTCAAATTCTTCTTGTATTAAGGCCCATCTGAATTCTGATAATTTTTTAGAAAATTGCCACTTTTCACCTAGTGGCTGTTCCATTGCGGTTGCAAAGTCGCTTACCATTTCCATTAGAGTTATAGGATATACTTTATCCCAATCATCTGGCATGTCGTGAAGTCCAGCTTGTGGTAGTGGCTCTGCTAATTCAGCCACTGCGTCAATGTCTTCTTGAGTTATCATTCTTGCAGCTCCTCAATCAAACGATCCAAATACCAGCGGGCTTTTTTGAGATCTTCGATAGGTTTGTCTTTGTAAGGCCAGCGCCAGAGATACTTAAAAGAGTTCTGCCAACAATATGCTGCGTGAGGGGCTACTCCCGAACCCGCTGACATTGCTTCCATAGCGTCGATGCATTCGATAGTTTGCTTGTAATGGGGTGGGCTGTTGACCATGTCGCGGTCCAAGGAAGCCATGCGCTCTTCGGCGTCGAAGTCCCGTACCATCAGTGCAGCTTCTTCTTAATTGATACGACTTTGCTATCGTGAATAGCCTCTAATAATTCGGTAGCCGCCTCAAATTCAATCTCATCCCCCTCGTCATCTGCCTCAGTCAAATGGCGCATAGTCATGCCCACAAAAGCCAAATAATCTATGCCGGTATTACATTGAGCAGCCATTCCGCGAAGTACGTCTTGGAAGTAGGTTTGCTCTTCTGGCGGGATTGTCATTTTAGCATCGTATGAAACGCCTACATCTATAAGCTCTTCATCATCCCGAACCGTTAAATGTATTGAAAATGTATTTGGGGGTAATCTATTAGTCGCATCCATAAAGGCTACTTTCTCTTAGTTAATTTAAAAAAATGTTCAGCGTCCACAACAGCCAAAGGCTTTTGTCTATTAGCTTTAACAATGGCGAGAGGAGTTGCCCCTTTGGGGCAATTCGATTGTGCTTGCTCCATCACTTTATAGATGGCGTTTTTGGAGTTACTTTTACACTCCACCGAATAAGGAAACAGCTTTCGGGCAGCGGGTGAGAGCAATACATCTTCCCCATTGCTGCCCATCGATGTACTTCGACAATCATCTGGCTGGAGTTTAGGGAAAGTAGCTAAAACCTTATCCCTAACCCATTGTTGAAGTAGCCTACCCTTATTCTTGGCACTCTGAGGGGTTAAAGCCATTTCGGTAAAGTCATCAGGGTATAATCACCCCACCCTGTACCGTATTCTTCAGCCTTCTCAGCCGCTGCCATAACATCCAACGTCTGATGCATACGCTCTGTGGCGGAAGCCATTAGCTCTGGACTTACAACATGCATGTGGGCGATGTATGGAGCCGCCTTTTCACATGCTATAAAAGCAAATTCCTTGATATCTAGCTCAGGTACTAAAGAGCATACATACACATAGAAGGCGGCTTGGATATCGTAAGAATACAATTGAGCCTCTCTCGAAAATCCTTTTGGCGATGCATCCTGAGTTGTTTTTATATCATATGCAGTTTGCTCAGACATAGAGTCAGGGCGACATTTAAGCATCAAGCCCGTTCTAGGGCATTTTGCAAATATAGAGACTTCGTTTTTACGCTCTGGATGTTCTAAAGCTTGGCGACAGGCTGTATTATTTAAAGCCCCTTGCGCTATACGTTTAGAAACATTGTATTCTACTTCCGTAAGGAGAATTTGATCTTCTTGAAGATTAGACTCCATTTCTTCAAAAGCCTTAGAACGCTTAGTCTTTGGCCCTTTGATTACTAAATTGCGCTCTGGCTCTAATAAGTGGGCATGGACTGACGATCCCATAGAAAAAGCTGCAGTCTGCTTGCGCTTCTCGCCTTTCCAGTGTGCTAATGATTTTTTATAAACAGCTTTCACTGCGCTAGAGGATATACCACTTTGTTGGTGGTATACCTCGTTACTCATGCCTGTAATTATACCCATTAAGCGACTTGGTAATCTGCTTCTAGCGTATTTACTTCATCCATGATGCGGTCTTGTTCAGCCTCATCAATCGCTTGCATTGTGGCTGCTTTATACATCTCTTCAACACGCCGATTTTCACCAACAACCAATTCAAGTATATGATCGCGGGTTTCTTCGATAAGCTGATCCATCACTAGCTGATTATTAAGCTGGTAATCAAAATGCATAATCCAATACTTCTTCTTATGAACATTTACTTTCTGTTCAATCGACAAGATGCTCTCAAAATCCCACAAGTTTTTACCATCAGGAACTTTGTTAGATACTTCCGGTGTAAACGCTCCGTAATTTCGGCCTTTACCTTTGAAGATAACAGGTTGGTTCTCTACAACGTGTTCTGTTCCATCTGCAGATTTACCCGTAAACGATACTAGGCCTCTAACAATTCGGTAACAATCCCGTCCACTTAAAGCATCCCTTTCGGCTTGTGTTAAAGACCAGAACGTATCGTAATCGGGTAAACCGCAACAAACGCCGCCAAGTTGATCTCTTGCTTCTGTCTGCTTACCTCTGTTATTTTTGTATTTAACAAGAGTGGATTTGTTGATTAAGCCTGACTCGCCCCAATGCTGCCACTGTACATGACTGCTAAAAGCCCGAAAGCGTACCTCACTAGTAGCATGAATATTGTCAGGTGAGCCGCTTGCATATTTTAAATAGATGCCGCCCATTTTAAAATCTGGATCATAGTTGATCGCCAGAGTTGGGATCTTGGTAGCAGTACCGCCAGAGCTACTAGCTCCCAAAACATCTGCTATTTCGTTATTAGATAAGTTTGTTTCTTGTAGTGCAATTTGATCAGTCAAAATACTGTTCCTTTAAGGTTAGACGTTCATTGTAACATTTTGTTAATTGTTACGTCAAGCATATTCGGTCTGCTCAAGCCAGTTTTTACCCCCACTTATCTCAATGTCGAGGGGAACAACTAGTGAGTATCCAAACCGCTCCTTCGCCTCTTCGCCAACCTTCGTCATGGCCTCTGTCAGAATGTCTTTAACCTGTTGTAATTCTGGAGAAAAACAATCTACACAAATTGAGTCATGTACCGTGAGAATGAGTTTTGACTTTAGCTTTGCCGCCTTGAACATTCTGAACGCTCTGAGACAGGCAAGCTGCACTAAATCGGCGCTAAAGCCCTGTACCGGATAGTTTAAGATCTGTGTGGCAGATGTCACCCGATTGTTTCGGGTTCTTACAACATTAGGCCAGAAGTATTGTCTTCCAGAAGGCGTCTGTACGATCCCATTCTTGAGAGTGCCTGTCATCAGTCGATCATGCCAAGCCTGTATACCTTCGTAGATATCATAGAAGCCATCAAGATAGGCAGCTATGTGCGGTGGGTGACCGTATGAGGTGCCGCCGAATAAGGGTAAAAAGCTGAATGCCTTGCTTTGCTGCCGTTCATCTTTTGTGACCTCTGATGCGCCTTTCTGGTAAATTATACTCGCAGTCTGACTGTGAATGTCTTTGCCTTCGATTATATCAGCTATCCCTTGACCATCACGACTAAGTTCACATGCCGTTCTGAATTCTAGGCCAGAGTAATCCGCTTCAACAATTAAATGCTCTGAGCCAAACCTACTGACAATCGCTTTTCTAACCGGAAAGCCCCTTTTGGGCATGTTCTGTAGATTTAAGGTTATACCGCCGCCGCTAGAAAGTCGGCCTGTTGCGGTGATACACTGATTAAAGTTGGGGTGTAGAAGCCCATTCTCTCTAGTGCCACGCTCAATTCCCGCAATAAAAGAGTCCAGATATGTGCTGATGGCATTTAGCCTTGCAACTTTAGTAAGAAATTCTATTGCAAGTGTATT